GTTACATTACGGAGTTCGTATGCTACGGGGTTTGCTACAGCGGTTAAAGCGGTGTTATTATCATACCAACCTGATAGTGCCTGAGCATCGGGAGACAACTCAAGCTGGATATGAAGTCCACGCAAGCCGTTCATACCAAGTGGAAGGGGATTGCCTCCACTGAGGAGCCCACATCGTAGGGGCATAGAAACAGAAAATCCTTCATTCTGCGATTGTGCTGATACGAGAGAACGAGAAGAAGTAACGGACTGCTGGGCAACTCCAGTATCAAGGTCTGCTGCGGAATGAGTTGTGGGAAGCACACTTGCTAAATAACGGGGATACTCGCGCACAACTTCTAAAGATTGGTTTTCCTGATTACTAATTGTAATCTGCTTAATACAAGCATTCGCACCGATGCGTCCATTAAAACAACCATTAGAAGCCGCTCGCGCACCGCCGGTAGTGCCTCCGTTATTTACAAGAGTTCCAGTTCCAGTCTGTTTAATCGCAATATCTGCGTTTAGTCTAACAGAACTTCCCACAAGAAACTTGTTCTGTGAAGCAATCTCAAAATTAATAATTGGGAAACCACCACGAAATGAAAATGGCTGAGTTGGAGCGTTAAGAGCATCTATTTCGACTTTTTCTACGGCAACAATATTAGACATATTATAATATACTAAAAGATAATATAATAATTAATTATTTTAATTTACCGAATAACAACACTACCACTCTTAGATATGTTAAGTCGGTTTAAACCACAGATTGTATGAACCATTAATTTAGATGTTGCGCCAGCACCATACTCCACCCGAAGTGCTAAATCCTGATTCGCAAGATTAGCAACCTGTCCATATTTTGATAGTCCTCTACCAATTAAAAACTTCACGCCGCCGGGATTGCTAGTATCACGAACGGTATATCCGCAGTTTGTAAGTGCCTTTTCTAGTTCAATTAGTGCTAGAGCATCGGGTTTGCTTGGTGTCTGTGAAAGTCGATTAAGTTTCACATCACGGCCTGCCGGAACAAGCTGTCCACCCATTACATACTGATAATTTTGTGCGCCGTCGAGAAACCCTCTAAAACTATTGTCTAGCAAAGCGGCAGTTTGGTCTGCTAAACACGGGCGAGAAAGAATAGAATATGCTCTTGTTTGCTCTGCGTTAATATTGCTTGTAGTCATTCCCGCTGTAGCAATAATATTGTTCTTGTATGTGGTATAAGTTTTATAATCAAAGTTTAATCCTTTATCGCTTCCCACCTGCGACATCATAGCATTTACATAAGCCGCTGGGGGCTGGACAGTTTCGGTAATCATCTCTAAATTACTGATAGTCCAATCGATGCCGGGCGTAGTTACACCAGCATCGGTGTATGTTTGAGTTGCCATGCGATCTTCAGCCTCTACATACACTCTTGAGAGAAGAGTTGTATAACCAGTCGCACCACCGCCCGCCGCCGGAACAAAACCAGCCAGTCCAGCACCAGTTGCGCGGTTGGGTCTGTAACTGACTAAAATCGAAGCAGCACCAGCATCGTCGTTTGCCTGCGCGAACTGAGTAATCACTCCAAGTTGTTCACCGGTGCTTCCAGCATCGCCGTTTTCCCTAATATAAAGCATATCACCAATAAAAAGCCCCATGTTTTTTGCTTGTGCTGCGGGCATCGCCTCGCCGTCACCCGCCACCCGTGATGTCGCCGAGAGTTGAACGGTAAATATCCCAGCCACGCCAGCAGCAGCAGCATCAGCACCAACCGCTTTTGTTGTAGTGTTTAAATAACCTTGGGAATAACCCACGCCTTGATCGCTCCAGTACTGGAGTGTTTTGCGAACACTATCCAAAACCATCTGTGAGCGAACACCGGCCATAGCGGCAAGTGGAACAATTTTATCACCATTAAGTATTCCGGAATTATGTACTGGAATCATCATCGTTAGTTTTTTAGCAGCGGGGTTTGCTGTGCGGGGGAGCGCTGGTGGGTCTGCCCAATAAAGCTGATTGTCGCCATCGGTGTTGATAGAGCGGCCCTCAAACATATTGCGTTTGTCGTTAATGCTGTCGTTTCCGGTATACGCCCAAGTATTCGCCACCTGCTGATTATAATCCTGTAAATACTCTAAAGTAGTTCCGCCATCACCAGTCCTAACAACCACATCACGAATAAGCGAATGAATGCCCGCAGATGGACTGGGACAGAACTTGCCGTTTCCCGCAAGCTGAAAATCGAACTTGAGAAAAGTTTTCTCGGGGTTTACAAAACCGAGATACTGGGGGATTAGCCAACGGATTTCGCCGCCGGGCTTATAATCAATCTGTGATTCTGGCTTAATACTCACAGTTTTTGATGCTACGAATGCCTGATTTTCATCTGTCGCCCTATACATTATAATATTATACAAGATAAAAATATCATAATATTATCTTTTTAATTTACTAAATATTTTGATTATATTAAAAAGCCGACATACTCGCGGGTGTATCAACAACGCCATCAACACTTGGAAGAACTAAAGAATGCCTACTTACTGCTGTGCTGACGGCCTCTTGTGGTGGTGGGTCGTGTGGCTTGGAGTTCGCGGTGTCTATAGCTTCGAAAATACCAAACCCTATACTCGCAAGTAATCCAACCGGCCCAAGAACATCTCCAGCAAGTCCAATCGCCGTTTCTGTCCCCGCTCCTAAGGCAACTGATGAACCGACTTCCGCGCCTTCTGTTGCCGTCGCTGCTGTGTCGGCAATATCTGCTGCGTCTTCCCCCGCCGCTGCTTGACTTGCCCCCGCTTCGCTTGCCCCCGCTTCGCTTGCGCCTTCACCAGCATCATCTTCTGCTGCTCGCGGCTGGTAAGTCTTGCTGGCGGGAGCACTACCGGTGCCGTCCGGTGCTCGTGGGTCATCTTCTGCTTGGGAAAATGATGATTGGACTGGTGGCCTCGAATCTATACCGCCGCTGCCCATTTGGCGTTCTAAAATATCGGGTTGCCGTTGCCAGCCGCCACTACCCGGCTGTCCAAAACCCATTCGTCTAAACTGGTCACCTCTATATGCGTCTGTAAAACCACCAGCAGAATCCCCAAAAAGCGACGATGAAGCACTTTCATCTTCTTCTTCCTCCGGAATTGTGGCGAGTTGTGATGAAGATGATGATACTGATTCGGCGGGTGCTGCGTCTTCTGCTGGTGCTGCGTCTTCTGCTGGTGCTGCCGCTCCGCTTGCTGCCGCTCTGCTTGCCGCCGCTCGCTCTTCTGCCGCACGGGCGGTGCGACTCAAAGAAGAAAGATTTTCGCGCTCATCATCACTAACGATTGCTGAACCTCGTTTCCCGAGTCCTTGATCGCTAAAAAGCGGGTCGTCATCACCCACGCCTTCTTCGCTGCGAACAAAATCGTCGTCTTCTGCTGCGGGTTTTATATCAGTACTTTTTGTCCCCGCTCTAATTGCGGCACGATTCGCTCTAACGGTTTTTACACGATCATATAATCCTTTTGCTGCTTGTGCCCCCATTACCCCAGTCGCAAGAAGCTCGTCGGCTTGGTCTTTCGCATCGTCCGCCAATTTCATCGCCTCGTTCGCTTTGCTACGCCAAGCATTAGAAAAAGCGGTGCTGCGCGCGTTTACCATGTTGGATATTTCGTCCGCTTGGGAATCAAAACTTCCCTGTAACTGATTCAATTTATCTAGAGCAGACATTATTATATTATATCTAAATATAATAATAAATAAAATAAATTAATATGCGCGCTTGCCCTTTTGGCGTTTCCCGTCTACATCACGAACACTTCCTTTTTTCGTGGTGAAGTCTAATTCTTTTGGTTTTGTTTTAGATTTGCTGCCCTTAGACACACCGCTCTTCGTGGTCTTATATTCGCCGCTTGCTACAGATAGTGCTTTGGTATACGAGATTTTATCACGCTTTGCTACTTTTTTAACAAAATCAACCCAAGCCGTCATGTTGTATACTAAGCATAGATAAATATTTTTGATGTTTAATAGATTTAAAATGGCGAATACGATTAGTTAAAGTATATACTACCCCACACTCACAAGAACACCTCTTTTTATTATATTCTTTTATTCTATCAGCATTCTCTTCCTTCCATTTTTTGTTTCTTAATTTTTGTTTATCAGCATTCTTTTTATAATATTCTTTATGCCGTTCTTTTTCATTACAATCATAATAATATGTATTTAACGATGGTTTCATTTCTTTTATTATTTCAATCTCTCTATCTTGTGTTTTACACTCCTCAATAATACACATATTCCAACTATCCCAGCCGCCGTTGGCTCTTATGTGGGTATAGATTTTATAATTGTATCCGTGATATTTTGGATTATTACAAAATGATTTATGCGTCCATTTTCTCTTACGAAAATCCTCCGTGCTTCCAATATAAAAGTTTTCATCATCGTCTTTCCAGATTTTATAAATAAACATACATATTTATAAAATAGTTATTTCTAAATCAATTTTATTATCGCCATAATATGCGGTCGGCATAATAACTCGGTGTCCCAACTTTATTGCGTGTCTTGGCGAACCGAGCTTGATAGGCAGCCTGCCTCTTTTTGTCGCGTGTAATTGTAAAATCATAATAATTAACATCGCCGATAGATGTTAATTTCTCTCCGGACTTACTAAATACATCTAGTTTCTTTCCTTTTCTAGTGCTTGGTTTAACCACCACCCCTATCTTCTTGGCGTTGCGTTGAGCACGGATAATGTTATAACGGGGCATCTATATTATATACTTTTAATAAAATCTCAAACTCTGGGATTATTAAGGCCGATTAAATTATTCTGGGTATTATTTTTATCAGCCGCTTTCATCATTACACGATCCATCATCTGTTCCATCTTACTCATTTCGCTTTGCTCATGAAGTAGCGTAAGCGTGGTTGGGTAAGCAAGTTCTTCAACAATCTTTCCCGAATCAATATCTCGTAGAGCTATGGTGAGAGAATTAAGTGCTTTCTGTGTTGGAACATTTAAATCTATTTTAATGGGATATGGTGGGACATAATGAAGAGAACCGGTTGTCTGTCCTGATGCTAATTCCTCTTTGGATATAACTGCTACACACTTGTTAATATCGCTAGTTGCTCCGTTATAACCTTTCACATTAAAGTCATTTACTTCAACAGACAAGTTTGGTGACTCGCCAGTTTCGAGCAAAGCACCTCCCGTATTGACTTGGGTTTGGGGGAAAGCCGCCGCCGCATCGGTGGGCGCCTGATTCCTCAAAATAACATATTTGGGAAGACTGAGCGTTGTTGCTACACTCGCTGTGTTTGGCTCGCGCTGGTTAGTGGGGACTTGCCCAGCACCCGCTCCAACATCGCTGTCTTGAAGTTGGCCGAACTTCCACAGATGTCTTAGCGAAATTGCGGTGGGCGCGCCCACTTCGTGTGGCGATACATCTAATTCGTCCCCTTCTGTCTGTGATTCTGCTTGTGCGCCCAGCAACCCATTACCGCTAATTAATGATGTATCATATTCTCCCTGAATATATGCGGGGGTTGTAAAATACCATGATGTAGTACAATAACCGATTGCTGGACGAAGTGGAAACCATCGTTCTTTAATAGTGGAGTTTATTTTTACAACCGGTGATCCAGTACTTGAAGTAGAAACAATTAATTTAGTGTTCGCGGTAAAGTCGGCCAGCGGGTCATTAGCAAAACTAATAGACACATTTACCCCTTGTATTCCAGTTATTTCTACGGTTAATTTTACAAGATTGGGGGGAGTAAAAGTCGGCATAATTGTAGCATCATTTATTTTCTTTTCTAGAATAATCGCGCGTGTTCTCCAATTTGGCCCGAGATATGTAGAACCTCCGGTTTGTGTCGTTTTTGATACTCTAACAATTGGAACATTTGTCCCGTCAAAACTAGGAAGTATCTCAGCAAGAATATCAGCACCCCCGACAGATTTACCCCCAAAACCACCATTTGCTGCTGGATCAACAGTATCAAACTGATTATCCGGCGCGTCGGGAGTTAAGTCTTTACCCTCATATAAATCATTTCGCATGTAACCGAGAGCAATTGGATTGTAATCAATAGGTTCATTAAATCTCACGGTGCTTAGTGGGGGATATACTCCGCCAACTTGGGCGCGTAAACGAACTTGGGGCAAGTTCCCAGCATTAGTTAAAGAAAGATATGCGTCGTTGAATACACGAGCAAAAGCACCGGAAGGTGCTGCGGCATTTGGGTCGGCAGCATATCCAGTATCCACAAGTCCTATTAAAAACCCTTCTGTGTCGTCGGGGGTGCCCGTGCCCGCATAAACCATATTCCAAGCATTATAAGGCATATTCCAACTCGAAAGAAGGCTCGCGTCAAGAGTTCCATCGTGCCCCATTCTATACATTCCGGAGTTCTTTCCCACATCGCCAGTTTTACTATTGCCGGCTAGATACTCGCGCTGTAAATGTAAATAAACAACAGTTACTGTTGTATTGTCGGGGTTTCCAGCGGGAAACTTTCTAACGGGGTCGGTAAATGTAAGTGTTATATCCCAACCTAAAGCAAGTGGGCCAGCAGCGGATTTTGCTATATCAACATTATTATCGTTTCCCGCACCAAGCCACTCAACCGGTGGAAATACTACACCGCCACCGCCCGGCGTTGCTGCCGTCATAACTAATCGTGTATTTGCCCCCGCCACCCCACCATTATCATCAATAGCCCAACAAGTATCGCCACTCGCTAAAGTTTGCGCCAAGTCAACTCGGCGTTGTCCCAAGTTGCTTTCACTAACCATAGAAGTTGTTCCGCCATTACAGAAAATACCGGTTTCTGCTGTAGACAAAGCATTCGCAACACCGCTGTCGAAGAATGAATACGGGTTGAAAAAGAACTGGCCGCCAATATTTATAGCGGGTGTTTCTGTAGGCGTATAACCACGCATAAGGATTGTCGGTGGTATTGCGTTTCCCGCACCATCATCGGTTAGAAGTTGTTTGGTGGGAACGATTGTTTGATTTACGGTGTTTTCCGGATTACCATTTATATATGGTTTGATTTGGTCGATTCCAAACGGAATATTTGCCTCAGTTGGAACTACACTTAAGTCCATAGCAATACTTAATACTTTTGATGTTTTATCATAGGTCACGATAAAACCTTTGCCGATCTGTCCTTGTGGCGCAAAACAACCGATTTTCACGCTGTCTTGTAGTTTAAACTGAAGCTCAGTTACGAGTTGATCGATAGTATAAGTTCCGTGTGATAATTTTACTATATGTTGTTCGAATGGGGGAATGGCGTTCACACCAGCATTTGCGCTCAGCCCATCTCCAAACCGCCATATAAGCGTATCATTTGCTGCCGAGATTTCAATTCCTGAAACCTTAGTCATCGTGAGATTTACAAGAGATATTGTGTCGCCGGGATTTATTACGATAGGTTGGGTGAAATGATTTTGAATGTAACCATGCTCTAATCCATCGCCGGCATCGTTTCTTTCACTTTGAATTGTAATTAACGACATATTATATATTAACTAAATAAAATAATATTGTAATAATATATATAATGGATAATGATAGATGTGAATGTGATTGCGAACTAGGCACAA